TGAGGAGGGATTCTTTTCTACATGTAGAAGTTTTCTTTTACATGTCCCGAACGTCCTCGATTGTCGTGAGGAGAACCGAGACGGAGAGAAAGTTGTTGTGAGGCGTGGCGCCGCCTGTAAGAGCGCTTAGGGTCGGGAGAACATCGGCCGACTGCGTACCCCCTGACATGAGGTCGCAGACTAAGGGTCGTTTTGATACTGCTGGCAAAGTCCTGAGAGAAGCACAGATAACTGCGGAAAGAATTCCGAGAGCGTACGCGTCGTGGCGTTGTTCATATCGGAGTTCTGCAGAAACCTGCCTTATGGCTGGAATTGTTTCCGGTTCGGAGCTGGGTGTTTCATCCGGTGAAAATGTTCTTTTGATGACTCAGCAGTAAAAATTCGATTACGAAGACCAGTGATTGTTACGGTATGAGACCGGACGTGAGATTAACGAAATATGAGTAGTGACTCGTTTACGCTCAGATGTTCGATTGCTCGGTGTTTGCAGGAAAAACACTTAGCCTCAAGTCTTGGTAATATAAGATAATTCAATACAAAATAGAAACTTTTTGGCGGGATTTTCGGCCTAGTTAAGCCTACCCGTTTTTGGCTCCATCGGAGGATAAATCAACGTGCAGCATGGACAGACTAAACAAACAAAACAAACAAAACCAAACCACACCGAGCGTTGAGGTCAGTGAGACAGTGTGTGTAGTAAAACACACTCGTAATTCGTGTAAGCGTGATGTAAAAGTAGATTGTCGTAAAAACTTACTTTTGTTGTCTAGTGTTAGAACCAGCTGGTATATAGTTAATCCGACGACGACTACGGTCAAAGCGGTTAGCAAAAACCAGTTTACCCAATGTAGAGGAAGTTGCTTTATGTTTGATGGCGTGCAGTTCAAAGTGGTAGAGGGCTCTCGAGCCCAGGGATTGGCCACATTGTCTAAGTTTAGGTTGTCTTTTAGAGACCAAGTACAAGACGGGGTTTTAGTAGAAATGCTTAGGAAAGACGATCGTAGGGCTAAAAGGTCGTATGACGTTTTTGCACCCGAAACGCACCGCAAGACGGTGGCTAGAGCGACAGTGAGTGAGATTGGAAACAGTTTTCGTTCAGAGATGTTATCCGCTGTGAGTAGTAAATTGCGAGAACTAACTGGCAACTGCGAGAGATTTATGGGCGGTATTCGCACTATCGTGAGTGGAGTGAGCAGCATTGGGGATGTGTCGAGAAAGATCAGCGAGAATGGAGGCTTAGTCAAACAATTGGTGCTGGGAGTAGCTAGTCTATTCCTGAAGTTTCAACAAGTGTGTGCCGGTGGTATGAACTTGTATTTGTTGTTGGACGCGATGGTTGAAATGTACAGAACGTTTGTTGTAATGCAAGATTTAGGTACTAGTTTTAGGGCGGAATTCGGATTAGAATCGTTGTTAGCATTAGCGACTATGATTTTGCCAAGAGAGTTGTACGAGATAGTGAAGCGCATGCAATTATTTACAAATTCGAAGTTTCTTGACGACGCTAGTGGGGCGTTTAAACTCTATTCTATCGTCGTTGATTACTTGGCGGCGTTAATGGGGTTGTTACCATTTAAGGTTCCAGACGCCGTAAAGGCTTTTGTTGAAGATATCGGAGCGTTCAACCATTATGGGAAGTTGTACCAGATGGGAAAGTTGTTCAAACAATGGCAAGATAGACCAGCTATGGTCGTAGAGGCGAGTTTTCGAGCAAATTTCACGGATTTATTAGCGCACTTTGAGAGCAACTTAACCGCGCGAGAATGGTTGAGAAGATCACCGGGTGCGCAAAAGAAGTACGAAGATTATGTACGTTTGCGGGCGTGCATTCTTTCTTATGAGCAAAGCTCTAGGATCGAACCGAGTTGCTTTGTCTTCGAAGGTCCCCCAGGGTGCATGAAGACCGTGAACATGACGAGATTGATAGATTATCTCGGCAGGAGCAAGTACTGCCACATCACTAAATCAGCACAAGACGGTAAGGATTTCTTCGACACTTACAATGGAGAGGAGATCTACTATAGTGATGACGTGGGCATACAAGGCGCGTCGCAATGGAGACCAATCATTAATATGGTGTCCTCAACTAAGACGCCGCTAGACGTTGCAGCTGCTCATTTGAAAGATACCAAGTACTTTACCAGTCCCTTAATTTTTCTAACGACCAATTGCTTTTCGAAGCTCTCAGGTCTGACGAAAGCTGATTGCATTGAGAATGTAGAGGCGTTGTGGAGAAGGGGTTTTGTCTTCGACTTTGCGGCAGTAAAGAGAGAAGGAGGACTAACCAAAGGCAGAGTTCAATTTAAATACTTCACACCTGGCATAGGGTGGAGGAATGAGTTACCCGCGTATGTGTTGGAGCACAGAGTTAGGAAGTACGGCGCTGGGGTGACGATACTCGAATCGAGTTGTGAATCGGCTCGTTGGGAATCTTTAATCGCGTGGATGAGCGAAATAGTGGAAGACATAGAAGCTATAAAGAGCGAACAATTTAAGGACAATACTCTCAGTAGCGTTGATAAAGATAAGGTTACGTTCGCTCGGCAAAGGATGAGACGCACCAACCCCGCGGAAGTGTATATAGACGCACGCGAAGAGGTGGAAAGTGATAGCGAGTTTGAAGGAGAATTAGGAGGTTCTTTCGTATCGAAGGTGGTGACAACCATTATTGAAGCTGGGGCCGTTAGCCTAGAGTATTGCGAGTACTACTTCGAGTTAGTTACGGAACGCATAGCTAGTTTCACTGAATGGTGGAATAACGAAACAGGATGGAGTTTGACTACGTTTTGTATGGCGGAAGCTGCGCTTTTGTGTTATAGCGTGCTCGTTGGATACGCTGTCGGCACCCTCGCTCGCTGGTTTATGGACTGGAAGTTCGGAAGCGGTGGCTGGGTGGCGCAGTGCGGTGTAACCGAAGCTTTAAAGACTGTCGAGAAAGAAACTGATTCTAAGCTTCACCCCTCGGTGAAGTTTCTAGCACAAAATGTGTATGGATTTGATATTCAGTATACAAAAGATGGGCAAACATGCACCGAAGAAGGGACTTGTTTGATGAGTGGGTTGCATTTGATAACCGTAGGACACGCCTGTCCCGTGGATGAAGCTTTGTTAATTTTGTATAAGAGTAGAATGGAAAGACACATACTCATTGATCATTTACCGATAAAGTTGGTGAAGAGATTTGAGGATGCAGACGTTGGTGTGTGGAGGTTACCATCGCACTACCCTTCGCCTTTCAAATCTTTAGCAAGTTACTTTAGAGAGCCTATAGGTACACCGATGAATTATTTGGTCACCCCAATAGGGGTTGTTAACACATTAAATTACCCAGCTCCGGGCGTATTGCCTGGTAAGTTTTATTATGCTCAGTATGGTTCGAAAGAAATAACGGTGCCTATAGCTCAAGACTCGTTCACCTACGCTTTCAGAGGCGCATCTTTGTGCGGAAGCGTAGTGGTGAGTCGAGAGGGGAAGATCTTAGGTATGCACGTCGCTGGAGAGACTAAAGGGAACAGAGGTGTGGCGAGTCGGTTCACGCCAGAGTTGTGCCAAGAGTTGAAAGGTTTATTAGAGGGGTCTCGAGTACCAGTGCAAATACATTGTGACATGTCGCCTAAAGTCGTGCCTAACTTTAGCGGCATTAAGTTGGCGAATGTGGAGAGATTGTCGCACAGTACTCCCAAAGAGTCAAAGATAGTGATGTCTCCTTTGGCTGGCGTGTTTCCCGTCTCTAGAGTTCCAGCTGAGCTGAGTAAGTATGGTCCGCACACAGTTAAAGACGTAGCGAAGAAGTCTTTTAAACCTTTATCTAGTGTTCCTCAAGATGAACTAGATTTTGGGGTTAGTGTCTTGAGAGTTATAGTCCCAGAGTTCAAACCCATTGACATGTATGAAGTCATTAAGGGTACGGAAAAGCTCGGGGGTCTGAATAAGAAATCGAGTAATGGCTACGGAGGGAAACCGTCGAAACACGATTGTATTGACTTCGAACTGGGTGAGTTGAAACCAGAGTTCAAGATAGAGTATGACGAGTTTGTGCAAAGGGTGAGGAACGGTGAGGTGTCGTTGAGAGACATGGTTTGGACTGAGACTTTGAAAGACGAGTTGCGCGCTCCGGGGAAAGACCCTAGGAGCTTCCGCGTTTCGACGCTAGCAAACCAACTGCTCACTAAGACCTTGTTTGGTGAGATGGTGGAGAAGATTGTTACTGACAGGTGGTTTAACCAAATTATGGTGGGAGTTAATCCTTTCACTGAGTGGGAAAAGATGTACAAGATTCTAGACCCACATCACAAATGGGCAGGAGATATAGCTTCTTACGATGGAAATATGTTAGCGCAAGTACAATATGCCGTGTTTGGAGTGTTCGAAGAGAAGTTTACTGGGGAAACCGAGTTGCTTCGGTTCGTCTGTAGTTGTTTAGCACACTGCTTGGTGTTGGTTAACGATGATTTGTATCTGACGACACATTCAATGCCTTCTGGGAGTTTTCTGACAGCCATTTTGAATAGCTTGGTAAACCGGTTTTACACGGCCATGTGGTACTGTAGAGAGATGAAAAAAGCCGGGAAAAAACCCTCGGTTAGTGACTTTATGGACACAGTAATAGACTTCGTATATGGAGATGATAAAGTCAATGCGATTAAGAAGAAGGACAGACCGTTCCTCAACGCGATAACGATGCGAGATTTCTTCATTTCAATAGGGATGGATTTCACGACCTCCACGAAAGGAGTTATAAACGTCCCTTATCAGAGTTGGGAGGAAATCACTTTCTTGAAACGTTCGTTCGAGTTCCACCCTGTGATCGGCAGGATAGTGTGTCCGTTGGATTTGCAAACAGTGTATAGTACTATGAGTTTCATTGGAGACAGTACAAACGTAGATCAAATAGTGCAGGATAAAAATGCCAACTTCCAAAGGGAGATTTTCTTACACCAAAAGACCCCTTTCGAGGGGCGGGATGTGGAAATGTTGGAGCGTGCGTGTGAAGATAGTGGAGTCCCGTTCGTTAGGCTCCCCTTGAGTTACCTCAGACTTCTGTATTGTAGTGAGCAATACGGAGATCACATAGAAGAGTTATACGGCATAAAGATGTGAGTGAAGACGGCTGGCGAGCCTATAATACGTGTTGCACTCTCTTTAGCAGGGGAGTGAAGGCGGCATTGCGCTTATAAGATCTCAGTCGCAGAGATCGGCAGCTTCCGCCTTTAGAGGAGCGACAAAACTAGACCCCGTATTAGGACGTTAGGGTGTCTTTTTATATGCGTTCTACAGAAATGAAAACTTCAGAAGATAGATTTTATTCCACCATGAAAACAAAAGATGTGGAAGAAGCACCAGTTGTGTATGATAAATTTCCGATAATAACGTCGGTACCTAACGAGTTGCGAATGGATTACTCGCGGTTGTTAAATAAACCCTTTTATGTGGGTAGCTTCACATGGGACACCACACAGGTGTTCGCGTCTCTACCATTTGCACAAGAGTTCCCAACTTTAATGTTAAACAATTATTTGGCGAAAGTGCCGTTCGAGTCTTCAACTATGTTCAGGATGCGAGCTTGCATACAATTTCAAGTTGCAGGGACACCTATGCATCAAGGCATTTTGCTGGCGGCGGCGCTGCCGCGCTCCTACGAGAGAACGATCTTCGCTCCAGGACAGTTGTTAGTGGCTCCGCACGTTTTTATGAACGCTAACGAGAGCACTCCAGCGTGCTTGGAGGTCCCGTTTTATTCAGCGACCAGGTTAGCGTCGAGCGACATAGACAATCATGATGTCGCAGTGACTCCTTTTAACTATGCGAAAGTCCACGTCATGGTCATGAATCCATTAGAGGTCAGTTCCTCGGCCACGACGTCTTTGACTGTGTCGATGCATGTTGTGATAAAGGAAGCTGACTTTTATGTGCCGCGTAACGCATCAGCCGAGTTTGTTCCCGAATGTGGAGTTGTTAGGTGCGGGAGAAGCACTGGAAACTGTAAAGGGAAGTGTCAGGGCGTTCAAGGTAAGCGAATTTTAGAGAGAGGTTTGTGTTGTCAGGGAGAAGTGGAGTGTGATGGTTCGTGCGCGACAAGTGTTTCGGAGGAGTTTGAGGCTGAGACGTTGTTGAGTCAGTTGTACTCTATCCCTACACGGATTTTCGATGGTTTGGCAATTGGTGCCAAAATGATTACTGGCGACGTTATAGATATAGCGCGGGGGTTCTTGAAGGAGTATACAGGTTTTCACAACCCCAACAGCGCAGCCATCAACTCGCGCATGATTTACTCGAATAGGAACTTTTTAAATAACGTAGATCAGCCTACGCTAATAGAGAAGTTGGACGCTCATGCCCAGTTCGATAGAATTACTAGTGACTTCGTGTTTTGTACAGATAATGATGAAATGTTAGTCTCGAGAATGGTGTCCAAGCCGGCGTATTTGAATACTTTTGTAGTGGACTCTACGACTACAACTTCAACGTTGTTATTTGCCTATCCCATCACGCCAATGGCTGAAGTTGTCAACAGCCCTATAGCCACGACGTTTTTCTCTCCTATAAGGGCTTTGTACGAGTCTTCGAGATATTGGAGAGGGTCGCTGAAGTTTCACATCCAAGCTTCTATGACCAATTTCCAGTACTGCAAGTTGTTAGTTGTGAAACAGTACTCGAATGATAGGAGAGTGTTTTCTACTGGACACCCCAATATGGACGATTGCCACAATATGCTGACCGACACTTTTGAGTTTTCAGCAGGCGGTCAAATACAAACTTTGGAAGCGCCCTATTGCGCCCTCACAAATCAATTGGAGTGTACTAGGTCCCTAACCACCAACGCCGTGTTGCATGGAATGGTCTACGTGTATCTGCTTCAGCCTTTGGTCACCAATGGCTCAGTACCTACTACTGTGAGGTTCAATGTGTATATGACGGGAGGTGAAGATCTCGAGTTTTATGGATATGGTACAGACTTGTACCAAAATGAGTACATAACTAGGTCACGGGCCAAGAAGTATCCCAGGGAGCAGAAGTCAGGTTCCACCACGGCTGCCCAAACAAGCTCAGCGTCGTTAACGGGTGCGTCGTCTAGTGAAACTGATAAAAAGAAGGGAGCGGATTTTGTCTCTGAGATGGGGTCAAACGAAGTGACTGTGGGGGTGAGTGGCCAAACAGAGATAATCAACGAAAATGCGAACGTAGCTCAGAGCGTGAATACGTTGGAGTTCAAACCGAATGTAAGTTTGCGTGATTACGTTAGGAGGATGACGCATTGTCGCAATCAGTCTTTTATGCCTGCTGCTACCGTGCCTACAACTTTCGTGTTAAACGTCGAAGATCTCAACATCAGCCCTGAACAGGCGTACAATAGCAATGGTCTGCTTAGGTCTATGTTTTATGGTATGAATGGAGGGTACAAAGTTAGGATCACTTGCAAATTCGCAGACACGTTGCAGTTATTTTATATACCTCCAGGGACTGTCGTGGACGGATCAGGAGACACGGTGCTGCGAACGTATCCTTTTCTCAATGTAGCTACGGGCCCGTTAAGCAGAGGAGCAGCGCGCACAAACTTTTCTTTGATGGAGCAAGAGATACCTTCCTCTGTCTATGGAATAGGTAGCAATACTATGCAAGTATTCGAGTTCGTCATTCCAAATATGAATCCGTGTTCTTTCCTCGATAACTCAAGAGTTACTTACCAAGAGGCTTTGGGTACAGATAGACCTTTCTCTTCTTCCTTAGGACAAATCGTGGTGTCTCTACCACCTTCTAGCGCTGGTCCTGTTGTTTTCTCCACCTCAATTGCTAGTACCGATGAGACGCGCTATGGTTTCCATTGTCTTCCCGCTGTGGGAGTGCCGAAGTACGCTGTGGATGGCGGTGAGTTCGTTCGTGTCTCTCCCTTCGGCATGGGTTCAGGAGGCATAGGGATTCTTCCTGACACAACACACCCGTATTATTGTAAGACTTCTTAATTTGTATATTAGATGTATATATGTTGTATTTGTACGGATGTCTTTATTTTATTAACTTTTTCTTTATGTCTTCTTTTGAACAATTTCTTACTGTTGTACTAGTTTTAAAGAAGGGACATGTAATTATTTCTTTTAGATGGGTCCCATTTTGAGTTTTGAATATTTTATTTTACTTTATTTGTTTTATTGTTTTTTATTTTGTTTAGGG